TGATGAATGAAAACCATGGAATTAGGGGAAGCCTGCAAATTTCACCATTACCACACCACCATGCATAAACACCTTTTCCAGGCTTACTTGCATAAAAGTATAAGTCACCGTTCATATCTCTTACTATATACCCATTACTTAACGATTTACATAAATACATCTCTTTTTCTGTCAGCTTCAGTTTTGGTTCTTTGTACTCTTTCGCCAGCCATTTTAGCAATGAATAAGTACATGTTGAGTCTTCATCGTAAAGTTCACACTCTGAACAACCAGCGCTTTTACATGATATAGGTTTTCCGTCTTTCACGGCTCTATATTTTTTCTCAATCATTTCTTCATGATACTTTTCAAAATTTGTCATTCACTTGCCTCCTAAATTTTTTAACTAACCTTTGTTCCTTATATTTATATTTTAACACATTATATAGTGTTTGTAAATAGATTTTTACTAAATATCTTTTAATTTTCACTCTCTATAGTATTTGTTTTTAATAAGTTTTTTGGCCTTCCTTCTAATGTTATTTCTGCATTTTTACTTTCTTTTTCAAAAATAAAATCTATTTTATAACTTCCTTTTTTTATTTCTTTTGTTTCTGTGTTTATAATATTTTCTTGCTTCTTTACTTTATAAATATGCAAATTATCATAGTTCATTAGCATATCCATTAAAATATCTTTTGTTTCATTTTCACTTTCAACAATTAAACTTAAATTTAATTTACTCATCTTTATTTCCTCCTAACTTATTAATTACAAAGTTTAATGCATTTCTTGTTTCTTCAACTATACCTTCATTATTTTCTAATGTCCATCTTAATTTCTTTATTGACAAAATACCTTCTTTTGTTTTTATTAAGTCTTTTTTGTATATTTCTTTTAAATCATTTACAATAAGCACAAAAATATATGATTCTATTTTGTCATACTTTCCTAATAATTTAAGTTTATTTGTTTTTATTCCTGTTTCTTCATGCAGCTCTCTTTTTGCACAATCATATATTGTTTCATCTTTTTCTATATGTCCACCGATACCACACCATGTACCTTTTGCTGGTTCATTTTCTCTATTTAAAAGCAATATATTTTCATTTTTATCAATTACAAAAATTAATGTACAATTAGGCTCCATTTTCAATGTTTCCCTCTTCTATATCATTTTCATTCATCAATGATGCAGCTTTTTCCAATGCGTCAAGGAACCCATCATCCTCAATTTCATTTATTAAACCTGCTTTTGATTTTTCAATATTAATTCTTTCCTTCATTATCTCGAGCTTTTGTTCTTCCATTCTTCTCTTCCAATCATATGGGTTATTATCCATATAATTCTCTAACTTATCATAAGCTTTTAATCTATCAGGGAACTTAATTGTTATACCACCTGAAGCATTTTGTGTTATCTCTTGTATTATTTGACCGTCTATTTTATCAAAATCCTTTAAAACTATTTTATTTCCTCTTTTTTCAATGTAGTCAGTTATATCATAAAATGCCATTTTTGCATATCCATTTAATATATCTTCTGCACTTATTGCTGCTTTATGATACAATCTTACTTTTAACCAAGCAATATAATCAATAACACATTGTTTATTTCTTACAAGCTTTGATATTGTTTTATTTGACATTGTTTTGTAGCCAGCTTTTATTGCAGCCATTTTAATATTAAAATCATTTATATAATATTCACTAAAAGCTACTTCTCTATCTGTCATCCCATCTATCATTTCTTCTCTTGAAAAATTCAAAAGCTCTTCCTCTGTGTATTGAGACACCTTTTTCATTTTAGGTGGCAAAACTTTCCCTCCCTTTATTCTTTCTTTATTTTTTCTTTAAAGTATCCTTTACTTACATTTTCTTTACTTTTCATTCTATTGAAAAAAGCATTTAATTTGCATGAATTGCAATTATATTCCTCATTTATAAAAAATGATTTATGAAACTCTTTACATGCTTTACAATGCTCCCTTTTTTCATCATTTACATCCAATGTAAAAAATAATTGTAAAGTTATGGTTGTTTCTGATGATTTAATTGTTTTCCATACAACTTTATCAATATTTTTTGACATTACTTTTGATGATACCCATTTACATGAATTTAAATATGCTTTTTTTAAATCACCATATTCATTTACAAAATCTTTTTCATAAAATTTAACAAGAGCAAACATATTAGGCACTCCTTCTTTTTATTAATTTGGTATGGCTTCCTTTGCAAGTTTATCACATTCTTCATTATATATGTTGCCTGAATGCCCTTTTACTTTTATTAATTGAAAATCTATCAACTTATCAAATTTATTTATTTCAAGCCATAAATCTTTATTTAACACAGGAGTACCTTTACTTGTTGTCCAATTATTATTAAGCCATTTCTTTATCCATCTTTGATTTAATGCATTTACACAATATGAAGAATCTGAAAATATTCTTACATATAATTTTTGTTTTTCATTTTTTTCTTTTATTTTTTCAACATATTTTAATGCTTCAACTATTGCAGTAAGCTCCATTCTATTGTTGGTCGTTGATGATTCACCACCACTAAAAGATTTTAACTTTTCTGTGCCATTTGTAACCACAAAAGACCAACCACCTTTTCCAGGATTTCCTGAGCATGCACCGTCTGTATATATATCTAATTTTATTCCTTTTTTCATTTCTTTACACACCTTTTTTCTATTTATAATAACAATATACACATATTTTTAAGAATAATTCATTTAATTTATGAGAATATATTGTTGCTAATATTAATTTTGATTTAAAACTTTTATCATACACCATACAATATTGTTTATTTTTAAAATATGATATTGCTGATATTTCTTTTTTCTTCTTCTTACATATCATATTCATTAATTCTTCAATATTATCAAGATCATTTTTAAAGTCATTTTGATATGATAAATTTTTGTTTTTTACAGGTTTCATATCATTGAATAATTTAATAAGTATTTTACTATTTTCTTTGTACCTACAATCTAATAATGGTACTTCATCAATATTTACATCTTTCATTATATTTCCCATTTTAATTGTACACCTTCTTCTTTTGCCTTTTTATTATTTATTATTTTTGTAATTTGTTTATTATATTTTAATATTCTTTTTCTTAACTCTTTTATTTGATATTTGTACAAACCTCCTTTATCCTTTAATTCTTTTGAATATTTTGTTAAAATACTTGAATCATATTTGTTAAACCCAGCATTGTTTTTATTGAATGATTCACCTATCTTCTTTTCTTCTTCAGTTTGGCATTCATACAATAATAACAATGACTTCATTAAAGCTGAGTTGTTATATAACAACATTTCTTTTATTTCATTTTCACTAAAATATTGTACTTCTATTATTTTCATTTTGAAAACCTTTAATATCAATAAAAGCCTATTTGTTGCACTTATTAAGTTTTCAACAAATAGGCTAAATAGGGATTTAAGAGATTTTTGGTTACATTTTATATTCTATTGATTAGATGTCCCAATCATCGTCATCATCTTCGTCGTCTTCCTCAACCTTCTTAGACTTTTTTGTAGTCTTTTTTGCAGATGCTTTCTTAGACTTTCTTGCAGGCTTCTTTACTTCCTCTTCTTCATCATCCTCATCTTCGTCAGAATCGTCTTCCTCTTCTTCATCATCGTCATCATCATCGTCATCAGAAGCCTTCTTAGTTTTCTTTGCAGGTGTCTTTCTTGCTTTCTTTGTGGTTTTCTTTTCCTCTTCTTCATCTTCATCAGAATCGTCATCAGAAGTCTTTGCCTTAAAAGCACCTTCAATCTTTCTTGCCGTAGCCCAATCTGGCATTGCACCCATTAATTCCTTAAATGCTTCCTTTGCATCTTCATTAGAAAGTCCACAAATTACTCCATTAATTAATGCAACTGCATTAGGGAATCTTTTACCTGCATCTGTGAAAACTTCATTCTTGTTTCCACTCATAATTTCATTTACTACTTCACTTACTGTCCAATTCTTAGCCATTTTATACCTCTTTTCTTTTTCATTTTCTAACCTTTATTTTATTTAAAGGTTTTTTAGATTTTTATTATTTTCTATATTAATAGTAACACATATAAATGCTTTTGTAAATAGTTTTCTTTATTTTTCTTCATATAAAAAATATTCTTTTACATTATCAATAAGCTTTTTAAATTCATCTATATTTAAAATTGTAGCACCTTTTTCATAAATAAATTTTTCAAACCCTTCATCAAATACTGTAAATCTTTTTGCAATCACTATTTCATCATTTTTATTCTTTGATATTACAAGTTGTTTATTTTGTGTAATATTACATGTTGATATAATTTTAAACCCGTTTTCCATTTCATTCCTCCTCTGTTTTTTTCTTTTTTATTTCTTTTTTAAAATTTTTAATTTCAGCTTTTATTTTATTATATGCCATATTTCTCTTTGACAAAACCAAGTCAGAATTAATTGGCTCAATTAAAGAAGAATTATCAAAAATTTCTTTTATCTCTTCTTCTGTGCTTTTTATTATTTTTGAAATATTTTTTAAAGTTATATAAGATATTCCTTCTTTCAATTATTTTACCTCTTTTCAATATTTAATTTATTTTTTACTCTTCATCATCTTCTTCTTGTACTTCACCTGTACATAAAAGTTTTATTATTGTTTCTTTTTCCGTCAACAGGTTGATGTTATTCAATTCAACATAATCAACTTCTGAATTGAACTTTATATTTGATTCACCATCTCTATCTATTGACAAATTATTTAAATAGAAAGTACCTATCTCATATTTGTTTTTATTGTTTACTTTAGCTATCAATCTTACATTACAATTTAAAAGTTGTAGCAAATTTAAACAATTCACAAGCTCTGAATATGGTGCTTTAAATTTTAAATCAATAGATGTATTTCTTTTTACTGAGTGACCATCATATTGTACTTCTAATAACACTTTTACTTTTTTCATTTTATTATTTCTCCATTTTCATTTTTTATACATGATACATTTAAACATATATCTTTTATTGATAAAGTAATATTGTAACCATTTTTTGTTTCAAACAATAACATACAATTATTTGTTCCTATAAAACCTAAAAATTTATTATCATTTGTATATATTGACATCTTATTTGGTTCTTTTGTTTTTATTGCATATTTATTTCCTATTATTAATTTTCTTTTTAAATTTATTTTACTTTTATCAATATAATTTTTTAAATCATTTCTTATTAGCATATCTTCTGCCGCTAAACTTTTCATTTTTTCTTTTCCTTTCATTTTCAAGCTCTTCATAAAACTTTTTTGTAGCTTTTTTAGAACTTGTTATTTTTTTTATTTTATCATTTTCAATATTTTCTTCATTTACATTTAATTCATTTAATATATTTGTTTCTTTATATTCTCCTATTTTTAAATATTTACTTAATTTCATTAAATCTTCAGGTCTTATAACAAAATATCTTTCATTTCTTTGTAAAAATTCTATAATGAATAATGGTATTTTGTTTTCAACCAATGCATGATATTCAAGCTTATCAATATCATCTAAACTTATTCTATAGCTATTTGAATCTGTTGATTTTAACTGAGCAATTATATGTTCATTTTGCCCATCCTCTTTAATTAGCCACCCAGCTCCTGACATTGGTGTAGAATCTAAACCATAACTTTTCATTACTTCTTTTTCATTTTTGCTATAAAATTTTCCATTTCTTTTCCCCATTTTTTTATTTAAAGTTTTTTCTCCTTTTTAAAATTTAAATATTTAACATTTTCTTATTTGGTGGGCCATATAGGATTTGAACCTATAACCAACCGGTTATGAGCCGGCTGCTCTTACCATTGAGCTAATGGCCCTTATTAAAAAGTATGAATTGATAAAATAGAAGAACTTTGTCACAATTAAATAAACTAATATTTTTAGAATGTAGCATATTTTATTATCAATTCATACTTTTAAATTGGCAGGGATAACAGGATTCGAACCTGTGAATCATGGAGTCAAATTCCATTGCCTTACCACTTGGCAATATCCCTAAATTTGCTGGCTACATTTTTGAAAGGATGTTAAGTTGTCGTTCATACATTCGCAATCATATATCATAAAGGAGTAATCGGATTCGTTTTCAGTAATTGGAGGACAAAATGTAGCCAGCCAAAAATAAAGTCAAATACACATTGAATAATTTGTGTATTTATTTTCCTCTCTTAATTTATTCCTTATTTATATTTTTATTTTAACATATTTTAACCAAAATGTAAATAGTCAACATCAAATTATAAACTATTGACAGAGCAATAAAAGATCTGTATAATACAAAACACAACAGAGCAAATAATGCTCTATAACAAGGGAGGTGGTAGAGATGCCGGAAGTAATCTATAAGGTTGATTTACCAGCTTTTACAGGACGGAATGTACCAATAAAGGAAATTGCAGCAGCAATTGGGAAGGATGCACAGTATGTAAGGGTTGGACTTCAACAAGGAATTCTCAAATTTGGGACAGCAATAAAGATTGCTGATTCGTCGGAATATAGTTATTACTGTTCAGATAAAAGAGTTTGGGAAGAGACTGGATATTTCAGAAATGAATCACAAGCAGTATGACAGATAAAAAGAAAAGGTGGTGATGAAGATGTGCTAATAGACATTCAGATGATAAAAAAGAAAAGTCCGAGGCTTTGCAGAGCTTCGGACTTGGATAAGAGTAGCGGAGCCACTCGTTATCATATGTAACAAGATGATTATACCATTGGCTCCTAATACCGACAACACAAAATTTAGGAGGAAAAAGCAATGAACGAAGAACAGAAAGTAGAATTGAAGCTAATTCACATGGAAGAAGTAGTTTCAAAAGAGGTGAGCTGGTTATGGTATCCCTATATTCCATATGGAAAGATTACAGTTATTGAGGGAGATCCAGGAGAGGGGAAAACAACATTAGTACTAAAATTAGCAGCAATGTTGAGTAAAGGTCTACCACTTCCCTGTGATGATGATAGACCTTATGAACCAATTCATATTATTTACCAGACCGCAGAAGATGGAATTGACGATACGATTAAGCCGAGACTGGAACAAAATGGAGCAGATTGTTCTATGATTCGAGTAATTGATGAAACAGAAAAAGAACTTAGCATGACGGATGAAAGGTTAGAGCAGGCAATTGTAGAGACAAATGCAAAACTGATTATTCTAGATCCGATTCAGGCATATATTGGAGCAACAGTAGATATGCATCGCGCAAATGAGATTCGTCCA